TTTTTATCTGGCATACTACCATCTCTAGCTTCATTTAATCCAGTTACATCACGCATCATTTGTAAATAGTAATTATAAGTTTGTATTAAACTTTGTATCTTACCACCTTTAGAACTAGTGTTTAATTCTTGAATAGGTCTATTACCTCTATTCATATCACCATCTTGTGTCATTGATCTACCTATAACAGAACCTGTTTGGAAAAACATATTTAATGCTTCTGCGGGATTATAATTAGTACCATTACCAAGATCTATTTCAGCTAAAGCATCTGCGTCTAAATAAACACCATCTGGTACCATTTTAGACATTACTTGTTGAAGCTTTAAATGAGTTATCTGTATCATGTCAGCAAAACCAGTTATTCGTCCTACTAATGATTCTATTCTACCTTCATACATTTTAGGAGCACATATACTATAGCTCATAACAGCTTTTGTTGTATCTGCCTTAGGTCTTATCATGTTCTTTTTTAATTCCCATTTAAGAATTTTATCATAACCACTACCTAATATTTTAGCTCCTTCATATATAACTTCTATTACTCTTTCAACTTTTTCAAAGTCTTCATTTTTAGGTGGATCAAAGCTACTATCTTTTTTTATAGCTCTACTACCACCTGTAGAAGTTTTCTTAACCTTATATACTTCACTCATATAAGTTTTGTATTCAAAATATAAAATACTTATAGAGTTGTTTTCGTCGTTCTTTTTATTATAACTAGTTTTGTTTGAATAAGAGCTACTACTAGTTATATATTGTTCTAGTTCTTCATCTGTTATTTCAGGAAACTCTTTTTTAAGCTCATTAGCATAAACTTGTTTTACTTCACCAACATAGTATATATCATCAAAATAAGGTGAGTCAGTGTAAGAATAAACTAAATTAGCTGGATCTACATACTCAATTTTAATACCTTCTGATTTATTAAAAGAGTTTTTAACAGCACCAATACCTAATACAACTAAATCATTATTTACTCTTTTAGATAAATACTCGTATTTGTTTTTATCAAAAATACTATTTATAGCTTCTTCTTCTGCTATTTCAATGCTTTGCTTATAATCAAGTTGCATGTGCAACTCTAGCTCTTCACTAGTTTCAGGTAGTTTTGTTTGATCTGTCTTATACATATCAATACCAAACTGACTAGCTACTTGATCATTAAAACCTTTTGCTTGCATGTCTGAAACTATATTACTAACGTAATCAGTTCTTTCTTTAATAGCAGCTGGATCTTGTGAGTATGCTTTAATATCATAAGATCTATCAGCCATACCGTTAACAACTATATCTACAAACTTTGGTATAATTGGAACTGGCTTCCAGTCTAAATTAAGATAAGACAAATCACCATTAATAGATAATTCATCTTTATATTTTTTAATTGACTGCTCACCTCTTGAATATAGTCTCAATGAGTGAAAAGATTGTTTGTATGTATTATATCTGTTAGAGTTGTCATTTTTATTAAACCACTCGTGCTCTATAGCAGAACCTACTCTAGAGCCATATTCTAAACTCATCTTCTCCACATCGCTAACAGCTTGACTAGGGAAATAGGTTTTTATACCTTTTTTAATCATCTTTATATTATTTGTGATCTTACACCTTTATTATCGTATCTTTTAATACCAAGATCTATTGATTTTATTTTTCTTTCTTGAGTTGGTTTATATAGGTTTTTATTACAAGCCATCAAAGCTAAACCAGAACTTATTGACGCATCAAATTTAGTTCTATTGTTTATATCAAATTTAGCCCAGTCTTCTAACGTTCTTTGAAAATACATATCACCGTAACTATCACTCAATTGTCCTACATAGTTTTCAATATAACTTTCTATAGCAGCAGCGTGTGCTTGCTTAATATCTTCACTTGAATTAGGTATACCACCTATTTCTTTTTCTGTAACTGATAGTTTATTATAAACTTTATCAGGTCTGTTCATAGAATATCCTCTGTAACCTCTACGTTTTAAGTAATACAATAATCTAGGTTTATTATTTTCACATAGTATTGGCATACCATAAAAAACTAAAGCCATTAAAACATCTTCAAAAAATATCTCAGCTGTTTGTGGTCTAGCTACATATTCTAAAAAAACTCTATTAGGTGGTGCGTTTTCCATGCTAAACTTAGTAACACCGTGTAAAGCACCGTTAGATCCTAATCTATCTACTGTTCCTGATATGTCATAAGAGTCACATCCAAATGCTCCTACGTGTTCGTTACCAGGATACTTAATACCGTTTTTAGTTATTACTCTGTTTTGTAAACTAACTTCAGGCACCCAACTAATTTTAAACCTACCGTTATTGCTTGGCATAAATTCTACAGCAGTATCTTTTATACCACTTTTCCACTGAAAACTACCTTTTGTTACAAGGCCAGACATTTTAACTTCTTCGTTGTAATCTATTTGTTGGTAGATTTTAGTTAGATTAAATAAACTTTGTTTTGTTTCATCTCTAAAAGCGTGTTGCTCTGTGCGAGGAAACTGTCTGTAATATTCGTTTAAAGCATCTTGATCAGACTTTAAACCTTCAACCTCATTATTCCAATAATCTATTACTCCGTCTGTAATTTCATCTCCATAAGGTCCAATAACTTTTTCTCCTGGATTCTCGAATACAGGTAATCCATGAGAATCGATGTATCCTTCGTAGTTCCATTCCATAGGTATGAACAAAGAATATAGTCCTGAGCGAGTCTGTCCATTGGCGTTTCTTTTTCTAACATCTGAGTCATAGTATAGTTTTTTAAAGTTATCACCACCTTTGTTAAGTGCGTTAGATGTTGATCCCATCATGCACTTACCTATTATTTTACTACCTAACCTTAATGTGGTTTTCGTAACCCTCCAGTTGTTGAGGATGTTGTTGGGCCTTTCCCACTTGCCCGATTCATCATGTACGAGGAGCTTGAGTTTCTCCCCATCGTAGGAGTTATCACCGGTGTTCTTCCAGTCGATAGTGGTGTCAAGTCCCTTGAGATCCTGTAAGGCTTCGTCATCGGCCGTGGTGGTCGAGGTAAGTTTACGACGGGTGAACTTACTTGCGGGGACACGGTAGGCAAGCTCGGTCTTGGGCCTGTCCATTCCGTCCTGGGTCGGCTTGAAAAAGAAGGGGTAGTTGACAGATATGGGTACCACCTTATCGGTGAACATACTCTTCGCATCAGGTCCGGACTTGGATAGTATACCATACCTACTGTCACTTGATATGGTTGCCAAGTTAACAATCTCTCCTGAGGCCATGAAAGAAAACCCGGAACGCCTGTTCTTAAGGTAACACATCCCAAAGGATCGTGAATCTGCCTTACAAGCTTCCCAGAAAATAAAGAATAATCTATTTGACTCCCTAAAGTTTGGTGCCCCAACATCAATCTTGGACCACTGCAGGTACATATAATGAGTGCCAGTAATGTAAGTAGGAACATTTTTGTTATAAAACCAAAAACCTTCCTCCCTACGGGTAAACTCATTATCGATGTAATCATACCACTCTTCTTTAAATTCTTCTGGGTACTGTTTAAAATCAAATACCGTTTTTATTCTTGATAAAGCTTTTGGATAATCAAATTTACTCCATTTATTATCTTCAAACTTATATATATTTTTTTGTTTAGGTAAAGCTATTTTTAAATTCTGTATTTCATATACTTCACCTATTTCACCAGTTTTACTTATAACTACAAAGTCGTGTTCTTTATTATAACCGTACTCCCATTTTTTATACCTATTTTTTTTAGCTAAAACTTTAGGTTTAACATAATCAGTTAGTACTTTTATTAAATCTTGCTGATACATTACTTAGATCTTCCTTCTGCAAAACCTTTAAAAGTTTTTTCTTTACTTTCTTTTTTAGGTTTTTCGTTTAACATATCTTCTTCTTCTTGTATACGTTTAAGTATTTCAAAAGCATCAAATATTGCTAGTTTTTTTGTAGCAGCTGCATTTTTTAATCTGTCAGCACTGATGTCGTCTTCTGAGTCTACAATAGGTTCTTTAGCAACTTTAATAAGTTCGTCCACAGCCACTTGCCCAGCTTGGATTATATTCAACTTCGTCTCCTTTGTATTCATATTTAATTGTAATATCATTAGTTCGCATGCGGTATAATCTGTCATTATCTATAACAAATTCATACTCACTGCTTGGGCTGAACCCAACAAGGCTCCCCTCGTTCACTTTAAAAGCATTTAAGGAACTATTACCATATTTTAGTATACCAACACGAGGACGTTCTTTTTGAACAGTTACAAGTTGTTTTTTATTTTCAACTATAGGTTTAACAAAACAAAAATCAAATGGTGCTTTCCACTCGTTATCTTGTTTATATAAAAATATTTGATCATAAAAACAAAAGTATAAATCTTCTTTGAAATATGATGAACTGTTTTTTTCAATACCTCTTACGTCATAAAACCTTCTAAAAACATTATGGTGTACAATTACCTCATCACCTATCTTTATATTTGTTTTACCTATTTTTGGTATTGATTTTACAATACCTACTCTATTAACGTATTTATGATCGTCCATCGTAGTATTAATAATAAGTTTTTTACCATCAATATCTACCTCGTTATCGTATCTACCGTTTTTTGGTTCTACTATAAAGCTAAATAAACTTTGCATTAGTATTCTAAATTATATTCGATTGAAATAGCCATATTAGAATTAAATTTTTTCCAAGGTATGGTTTCACTTTCTTTTTCAATATATATATTATATGAATTATCTTTTTGGTCAAATAATATATTAGATATACAATGTCCTCCGTAGACCTGTTGACCTACGGAGTAGTGCATTGCTTCATTTTTATAGTCAGTTCCTATGCTTATTTTTCTAATTAACTTAGCCATAGGAATTGATTTTATTTTTCTTCTACTTCTTCTTTTTCTTCTTCTTCTACTTCAACAACTTCGTAAGAACCGTCTTCAAGATTAATATTAATCTTTCCGTACTCTTCTTCTAGTTGCGCAGCAGTTTCTTTAGTTTTTTCTATTACATTACTTAAAGCATGTAATAATTCGTGCTTCTGTGCTTCTACAGCACCAATGTCATTCACTAATTGTGATCTAACTTTTACTTGAGCTTGAACTTGTTTTAATTGCTCTTCTGTAATTTTCATTTCTTTTTTACTCATAATTTTGGATTTTTGGTTTAATTAAACTTAATTATTTTTTAAATATACTAGCTGCTTTTTCACCACTTCGACCACCGAAATAAGCTAAAACTACAGCCATCATAACTTTTTCAAAAGTATCGTTCCATGTATTATTTATTTGAAACGGTATACTTTCTACACTATCTAAGATACCAGCTAAAGAAAATATAACAATACACCATACTAATACTAATGGGCGTACGTTTTTCGACATCCATGAGTCAGACATTGAGTCTGCTTCCCATCTTGATGTTATAGCTTGTATTTCTTTGTCTTGTTGTTCATATATCATTTGCTGTAACTTTACTTTATCATCTGCGGGCGCATCTGATTTTGTAATAGCTTCAATAGCTTCTTTAGGTGATGTAACACCCTGTAACACATTTCCTAATGTAGGATTTATTACAGAAGCCGCGCCAAACAATAGTTGTCCAACGGTTGTATCTTTAAACTTTTTTTTACTTGCCATTTTTTCTACCTTTACGCGCCTCGCCTTTTAAAGCATTGTCAATATCACCTATTTGGTTACCAACTTCTTTAAAGGCTTTAACTACATCTTGTAATTCTTGAGTAGTTAGCTTAGCTCTTTTTTTAACTTCTTTAATAGTTGCAATAGCTTTTTCATCAACAGTGGTTTTACTCCATAGAGCTTTCCACATATCTTTCCAATACTGTTTAGTTAATTTCCACATTTTATTTTATTTAATTTATTTTATTTTTAACTATAAAGGGTCTAAACCAAAAGCATCTATTTTAGCTTTTTGATCTGATGATAAACCTGCTACAAACTCAGACTTAGCCATGTATATCTGTATATGTCTTTCGTTTCTACTTAGCTCATCTTTTTCGTCGTCAGTTCTATCTGCTTCTGATACAGCTCTAACTCTTTCAACAATACCTACTGAATCCATAGTAGCTACTATATCTTGGGCTACTTGCTCATCTGTGTATTCTTCTAATTCACTCATAATTTTTATTTATTAATTGATTATTAATTACTTATATATATTTACTTGTTTTCTAACATTTTTACTTTAGCAGAAAGCTCTTGTATTGCTTTTGTTAAAATTGGTACTAACTTACTATACTTTGCTTCTATACGATTTTCATCTATATCATATACCAAGTCTAATATTTCGTTCTCACCATTAGGCATAGCTTCTTGTAATTCTTGCGCTATAAATCCAACTCTTGTTTTACCTTGTTTTGCTTCAGCCATATGTTCTGGTCTGTAATCCCATGTAAATTCTACAGGTCTTATTGAATTTATAAAATCTAATCCAAATTCACTATCTTTAATATTTGATTTATCTCTTCTATCAGATAAAGTAGATATAGAATCATCAGCACATCTAAATGCTGCAATATTAGCATCACCTAGTGTTATTTCGTTATTAACACCAACTGCTGATGCAGCTGCGTTGTATCCTATTATAATATTATTAGCTCCAGTGGTTAATGCGTCACCAGCAGCGCCTCCAATTATTGTATTTTGAGTACCTGTGCTTACAGATAGTCCTGAGTGATAACCTAAAGCCACGTTAAAAGTATCTGCAGCAGAAGCAGGATCAAGGTTTCTTAAACTTTGATGTCCTATTGCTACGTTTTTACTTCCATCAACGTTGTCACCTAAAGAGTTCCAACCAATAGAAATATTTGAATTAGCTATAGTATTGGCGCCTAAAGCGTCTTTACCTACAGCTACATTATAACTACCTGTTGTTACGGCATCACCTGCTTTACCACCTATTATAGTGTTTTCAATACCTGTTGTAACTGCTACTCCTGCGGTGTAACCAATAGCTACATTTAAACCATTACCATCATAATTTTGAGATGCTAAAGCATTTAAACCTATAGCTACGTTTTGACTACCTGTGTCTTCAAGGCCTAAAGCTCCATAACCCAAAGCTACATTGTTAGTACCAGTAGTTAACGCATCGCCAGCTTCACCACCAATTAAAGTGTTACCTGTTCCTGTTGTAACAGCTGTACCAGCATTAAACCCAACAGCCACGTTATAAGCGTCTGCACCTGCATCTTGAGTAGTTAAAGCAAGGTATCCTATAGCTACGTTTTTACCATGAGCGTCTTCAGATCCTAATGCACCAAGCCCTAAAGCTACATTATAACTACCTGTTGTAAGTGCGTCACCAGCTAAACCTCCAATTATTGTGTTGCTAATACCTGTTGTAACTGCTGTACCAGCTTCATAACCTACAGCAACATTATAAGCTTGTCCTCCTCCAGTAGCATTTTGAGCTGTTAGTGCGCTGTGACCTATAGCGACACTTCTATCACCTTCATCTTCAGAACTTAAAGCAGCGTATCCTAACGCAGTATTACCAAAGCCTGTCGTAAGCGCATCACCTGCAAGACCACCTACTATTGTGTTGTTTGCACCTG